AGAGTAGTTATCGCTGGTAAAGCGGGTGTGTTCTATTTTGACAGATTTCTTCCCAATGGGCGGATACGGATTCGGGATAATGAACAGCCTAACCCCAGATTTATAAATGTGCAGAAAAAAGATGTTAGTTCAGCAGGCTATGCAGGTGGGGGCGGTGTTAACAGGTTGGCTGAAATAGCACGAAACATGACCCGTTATGCCGAGGGTGGTGGAGTTAATTCATTGAGTGGGACTGCACGGTCAATGTTTGTATAATATTCAAAAATTAGGGTATGACTCATGGCTAATGACCCGCGTGTATCGTTGATAGAGCGACGAAACGACAACCCTGATCTCAGGGAACTGGAGCTGGATGTTGAAATTGAACAGCCCGGAGCGTTTTTCCCATCTCAAAGGCCTGTTGTAGATGGTATCTCTATTGAACAGGTAGAAGATGGTGGTGTTGTGGTCGATCTTGACCCAAGCGCCTCTCTACAGCAAGGAACTATGGGCTTTTCCGACAATCTGGCGGAAGATTTGGATGATCGGGAACTGGGCGTTATTGCAAACGAACTGACGGCGGAGTTTGAGGCCAATAGAACATCGCGTGGAGACTGGGAAAAAGCCTATGCGGACGGTTTAGAGCTACTAGGCTTCAACTACGAGGAGCGAACACAGCCTTTTCGTGGTGCAACAGGTGTGACACACCCTCTTTTAGCTGAAGCGACCACGCAGTTTCAAGCGCAGGCTTTCAATGAATTATTACCTCCCGGTGGGCCTGTCAGAACAGCCGTTATGGGGGATTTAACAAAGGAGAAAGAGCAGCAGGCACAGCGTGTTCGCGAATTTATGAATTACTACATCACTAATGTGATGGAGGAATACACGCCCGAGTTTGATCAAATGTTGTTTTACCTGCCTTTGGCTGGATCTACCTTCAAAAAGGTGTATTACGACGAGTCGATGGAACGTGCAGTCAGTAGTTTTGTTCCGGCAGAACACCTTGTTGTCCCATTTGAAGCAAGTGACCTTGAAACCTGCCCAAATATTACACAGGTTATCCGGATCCCGCTTAATGACCTCCGTAAAAAGCAAATTTCAGGCTTTTATCGAGATATTCCGGTCCATCCTACGCAAGCGGAAAGCTCTGGTATATCCAGAGAGCTGGAACAACTTGAAGGTATGCAACCATCGACTATCGATTACGATTGCACGTTACTGGAATGCCATGTGAACTTGGACCTGCCGGGTTATGAAGAAGTCGGAGAAGATGGAGAGCCCACCGAAATAAAAGTCCCCTATATCGTCACGATCAGTGAGGATAATGGGCAAATTTTAGCCATACGAAGGAATTTTAAGGAAGACGATCCACAGAAACAAAAGATCCGGTATTTTGTGCATTATAAATTTCTACCGGGGTTTGGTTTTTATGGCTTGGGTCTGATTCATACGATTGGCGGGTTATCACGCACAGCCACTGCTGCATTGCGGCAACTTATCGACGCCGGTACGCTATCGAACCTTCCCGCAGGATTCAAAGCTCGTGGGCTGCGGATCAGGGACAACGAAGAACCATTACAGCCCGGAGAATTTCGGGATGTAGATGCACCCGGCGGAGCTATCCGAGACAGCTTGATGCCACTGCCTTTTAAAGGGCCGGATACCACATTATTTCAGCTTTTAGGGTTTGTAGTTGACGCGGGCCAACGATTTGCCACGATTACAGATCTGAAAGTTGGGGATGGCAACCAAGGTGCGGCCGTAGGTACGACAATTGCCATGCTGGAGCAGGGCACTCGTGTAATGAGCGCAGTACATAAGCGAATGCACTACGCCATGAAGCAGGAGTTCAAACTTCTGGCAAAGGTTATGTCGGAATACCTGCCTCCGGAATACCCCTATGCGGTTGAAAATGCCAATCAGTCCATTAAAGCTCAGGATTTTGACGATCGGGTTGATGTTATTCCTGTTTCCAATCCAAATGTCTTTTCACAGGCGCAACGAATAACCTTGGCGCAAACACAGATGCAACTTGCTGCGCAGGCTCCGGAAATGCACAACATGTACGAAGTATTTCGACGCATGTATGAGGCATTGGGAGTGCGAGACATTGAAAAAATGCTGAATGCGCCTTCGACAGACGAACCACAGCCCAAGGATCCCGCTCAGGAAAATATTGACGCGCTGGAAAACACAGCCATGAAAGCATTTGAGGGACAGGATCACGATGCGCACATTATGGCGCATTTGGTTTTTGGTTCGTCAGGCACTGTACAGGCATTGCCTTCAATTGCCATGGAACTTCAAAAACACATTATGGAACATGCCCAACTCAAGGCGCAGGAACAGGCTCCTTTTATGTATGCACAACAGCAGCAACAGCAACAAGCTGCAGGACAGCCTGTAGATGAACAACAGGCTCAGTTTGAAATTGAGGCGTTCACTGCGCAGTTAATTGCACAGGAAATGCAGAATTTGAAAACTCTAAGTGACCAAATTGCGAATGCAGGTCAAGAAGAAGGCCCTGATCCGTTGATCGCGTTGAAAGAGCAGGAACTGGCGATCAAAGGTCAGAAGAGTCAGGCAGACATTACACAGGATCAGGCCGAATTGCAGCTTGACCAAACCAAGGAAGTTCGCAAAGGTCAGGAATTTCAACAACGTCTTGCGAGTCAGGAGGGTCAAACGGAAGCCCGTATTGATGCTGCTCGTGAGCGTGAGATAATGCGTTTACAGCAGCAACGTAATAGAGGGCAATAACATGGGTGTAGTAAAGATTATTAGTGGTCCGGTAAAAGCGCCAAAACCGCAAAACAAGGCGGTTATTCAAGGTCAGGGCAGTATTCCTTATGCCAAGGCCACCAAAGAAAAAACGCCGAATATAGGGAAAGCTAAAATCACGACAGGTCAAAAACGTGGTATGGGTGCCGCACAGCGAGGCGGTCGCTTCACGATGGCATAGCCATGCCGCTTGAACGTGGTTCCAGTGACCAGACTATCAGTACAAATATTCGACGGCTGATGGATGAGGGCTATCCACAGAAACAGGCCATAGCCATTGCGATGCGTAACGCCGAGAAACGTCGTGGGAAAAAAGATAAGCCAAGAAAAAGGAAACACGCATGATTCCGTTAATTGAGGCTGGGTTGAGGATCATCGATAAGATAATTCCAGACCCGGAGGCTAAGGCAGAAGCCACCCGAAAATTGCTAGAGATCCAACAAGCGGGAGAACTCGCAGAAGTTGAAGCACAATTATCTGCAATCATATCTGAAAGTAAGAGTGAAGATCCTTGGACAAGTAGAGCTAGACCAAGTTTTCTTTATGTTGTTTATATTTATTTACTTGCGGCTATTCCAATGGGCCTCTTGTTTGCTATATATCCAGAAATTGCAGGTGCTGTAACTGAAGGAGTAAAACAATGGCTTCATGCAATACCCGAAGAGATTATCACTCTATTTGGAGTTGGCTATCTTGGATATACGGGAGCAAGGTCTTTGGATAAACGAAAACGGTAATAAATAAGGCACATAAAAATTGAAGGGCAATTTTGATCAATGCTTGGAACAGGTTTTAGAGCATGAGGGGGGATATGTAAATCATCCTGAAGACCCCGGTGGTCGTACCAACAGGGGTGTTACGCAGGTTGTTTATGAAAGCCATTTAGGTCGTCCTGTAACAGAAGAAGACATGAAGGAAATTCCGCTTGAACATGTCAAAGAGATTTACAGGACAAATTACTGGGACAAGGTGTGCGGAGAAGAACTGCCAGAAGGCTTAGATTTTAGTGTTTTTGACTGGGCCGTGAACTCTGGGCCGTCAAGGGCGGTTAAAACCTTACAAAGGATAATAAAAGTTTCACAGGACGGCGCTATTGGTCCCATTACGTTAAAAGCAATTGGGGCTATCAATCCGGGTTATTTGATCCATAAGTACGGATCAGAAAGAGAAATGTTTTACCGGCGGTTATCTACGTTTACAACCTTTGGCGAAGGTTGGTTAAATCGGTTGGATAGGACGCAGAAAAAATCATATGAAATGATGTGTGAAACATAAATGAACGAACAACAAATCGAAGCAAGCGTATTAGCGCCGTTCGGTCCTCGCATTTTAAAAGCAAAAGTTCCTCCAGCTATGTTGGATACGCTTAATTCGCATTGTGAGGAAATTTTGGAAATAGAGGGCCGGGAAGAATTAAACCTTTCCAAAGATTTAGTAGGACACGTGCGGGAAGAATGGTCTTGTGATCTGGAGAAGGTGCCCGATTTTGGAAATATGCTGTTCATACTTACAA